AATCGCTTGACGAAGGGGTCGTTGATACTTTAAAAAAGATTAAAAGCCGTAAGCAAGCAATGCCAGTAAAGTTTAAGAATAACAAAACTTTGAAGGTTGATTTGTTTACGGCTAATCAGCTGCTTTCAGTACACGATGCTTTGAAGCCTGCAAACGCTAAAAAGTTCAGAGATAGTTTAGAAAAAGGTGAATCGTCGTTTATGACAATGGTCGATTTCGCCATGCAGAACGCATAAGGATAATAAAAATGATATTTAAAGTTTTAGGAGCTTCTGCTAGTCTAGGTGTTGCGAACAACATGGGACTTTCTACTTTGGTTCGAGTGGTAAATACTGATAGTCAAGAAAGAACAGTCACTATAGCTAACACTGTTTCCAAAGTTAACAACGGTGGAGATGCTGGTACTTTTGTTTTGGAATCCTTGGACACAGCATACTTGGCCAAAAAACCTACCGATACAATAGTAGCTGTTGCCGCTGTTAAAGCTACTGCTATTTCGAGGACTTCGTAACATGAAACTCATTACAGAAATTACAGAAACTGTTGAGTATCTGTCAGAAGCTAAAGAAGACGGTGGAAAGGATTATTTTATAAAAGGTCCTTTCATGCAAGCTAATATTAAGAACCGAAATGGTAGAGTATATCCTGTTGAAGTTCTTGATAAGGAAGTTAACAGATACGTCACGGAGAACGTACAGAAGAATAGAGCGTATGGTGAACTTGGACATCCAACTAGTCCTACGATTAACTTAGATCGAGTTAGCCATATGATCAAAGAGCTTACTAGAGACGGTGATAACTTTATCGGTAAGGCTAAGATTATGACAGAGACTCCTATGGGTCAAATAGTGAAAAATTTAATGGATGAAGGTGCTAGCTTAGGTGTTTCGTCTCGAGGAATGGGATCACTTAAAAATAAAAACGGTGCTGCAGAAGTTCAGAATGATTTCTATCTTGCTACTGCTGCAGACATCGTTGCCGATCCTTCTGCACCTGACGCATTTGTAGAAGGAATCATGGAAGGTAAAGAATGGGTGTGGGACAACGGAGTGATCCGCGAAGCTACCATCAATGATTACAAAGAAGAAATTGAAGAAGCTCCTGCAAAGGATCTTACAGAGGCCAAACTCAAGGTGTGGTCTGATTTTCTGTCAAGGCTTTAATTTCGTAGATTTATAAATAACATTAGACCACTCAAAGGAGTTAAATAAAATGTCTGAACAAGATATTCAAGAAGTGGAGCTTCAGGAGACTGAGATGCAAGTCGAAGAAGAGCAACTGGATGAGTTTAAAGCATCCATGGGCGATCCTTCAGAAGTGCCTGAGCCCACAGCTGCAAAGGCTAAGCCACGTGCGGGCGACAAGAAGGTAGAGGACGATCCTCAGGATTCTCCTACTGCCGTCAAGGTACCGGGTACCAAGGCAGGCATGATTAATGCCATGATGATGAAGATGAATGATATGCCTACTAAGCAGCTCAAGGCTACTTATGGCAATATGATGTCCGCCATGCATATGGAAGAGACTGAAGCAGCCGAAGATGCTATCGAAGAAGTTCACAGTGTTCGTGACCTTCCTAAAGTAACCGCAGAAGATGTTACTGTAACCGAAGATGTACAAGCTATGTTTGAAGGTTCAGAAGATCTTACTGAAGAATTCAAAGAGAAAGCTACTACTATTTTTGAAGCAGCCGTTGTAGCTAAGGTAAATGAGCAGCTTGAGAAGATCTCAACCAACTTCGAAGCTGAACTCAAAGAAGAGGTTGAAACTCTTCAAAAAGAAATGACTGACAATCTTGACCAGTATCTCGACTATGTTGTAGAGCAGTGGATGGAAGAGAACCGTCTAGCTGTTGAACAGGGTCTGAAGGCTGAAATGGTCGAGGACTTCTTGAAAGGTCTTAAAGGTCTGTTCGAGGAGCATTATGTAGAAATTCCCGAAGAGAAGGTTGATGTTGTAGAAGAGCTTGCAAGCAAGACTGATGAATTGGAGTCTAAGCTGAATGAGCAAATCGAAAAGAATGTTGAGCTTCACAATGTTGTTGAGCAGTATAAGCGGGATCAGCTGATTGAGTCTGTAAGCAATGGCCTTACGGATACTCAAAAAGCTAAATTTGAGACCTTAGCTGAAGGAATTGATTTTAGCGATGAAGAGACTTTCGTTAGTAAACTTGATGTTATTAAGGAAAGTTATTTTGGCAGCAATGAAGATGTAACTTCATCATATGAGTTGGACGACGATGAGCCACTTGCAGAAGAGACAGCTGATAAGCCTGTCGATCCTGAAATGGCCACATACGTAAATGCCATTTCTAGGTCCATAAAGAAGTAATATTATAAATAACTTTAGATAGATTAGAGGAGACTATCATGTTATCTGAACAACTTATCGAGAAGTGGCAGCCAGTACTCGATCACGGTGATCTTGGCGAGATCAAGGATACTCATCGTCGTGCTGTAACTGCTCAACTTCTGGAAAACCAAGAACGATCAGCACGTGAAGGTGCTATGGGTTCTGGCGGATATCAAATGCCTTCGCTGTTGGGGGAAGCATCTCCCACTAACGCAATGGGTGCTTCAAGCTCCACTGCTGCAGCAGGCAACATTGATATTTTTGATCCAGTACTTATTTCACTGGTACGTCGATCAATGCCCAACCTGATTGCTTATGACATTTGTGGCGTACAACCGATGACTGGTCCTACTGGACTTATCTTCGCTATGCGCGCACGATTCTCTAGCCAATCTGGTACAGAGGCTCTGTACAACGAAGCGGATACTTCATTCGGTGCTTCGGCAGCTGGTAACACAAGTACTAAAGCTGTTATCGATGGTGAAGGCAATGCTGGAACAGGCCAAGCTGGTACTGATCCAACAACTCGCGCAGTAGGTAATACTTACTCCGTAGAAACTGGTATGTCAACTACTGAAGCTGAAGCTTTGGGTGGTGCCGCAGGTGCTAATGCATTCCAAGAGATGGCATTCTCCATTGAGAAGGTTTCCGTAACGGCTGTTTCACGTGCTCTGAAAGCTGAGTACACGATGGAACTTGCTCAGGACCTGAAAGCAATCCACGGCCTCGACGCTGAGACTGAGCTTTCAAACATCCTGTCAGCTGAGATCCTGGCTGAAATCAACCGTGAAGTTGTTCGAACAATCAACTACACTGCTACTGCAGGTGCTCAGCAGAACACAGCTTCAGCTGGCACATTTAACCTTGACGTAGATTCGAACGGTCGATGGTCAGTAGAGCGATTCAAAGGTCTGATTTTCCAGATCGAGCGTGATGCTAACCAGATTGCGAAAGATACTCGTCGCGGTAAGGGTAACGTCCTCATCTGCTCTTCTGATGTAGCTTCTGCTCTTCAGATGGCTGGTGTCCTGGATTACACTCCTGCACTGTCAGCTAACTTGAATGTAGATGACACTGGTAACACCTTTGCTGGTGTACTGAATGGTCGAGTACGGGTATACATCGATCCCTACTTTGCTTCTTCAGCTGGTAACCAGTACTACACGATCGGATACAAAGGTTCAAGTGCCTTTGATGCTGGTATCTTCTACTGCCCATACGTGCCCCTGCAAATGGTCCGCGCGGTAGGCGAGAACACATTCCAGCCTAAGATCGGCTTCAAGACTCGATACGGCATGGTTGCTAATCCGTTTGCTCAAGGCGCTACTGCCGGTAACGGAACAATCAGCTTCAACAACAAGAACGTCTACTACCGACTTGTTGCAGTATCGAACCTGATGTAATAAAAAGACCCGTAAGGGCGATTTTGGGACCCGGCTTTTTAGCCGGGTCTTTTTTTGTCTTGTGGTTAGTAAAAGCATAAATACTAGTGCTTACTTGTAAGCACCATATGTCATGGTTTAAAAGACTACACTCGTTCATTCACAGAGGTACTGTGGACGGAAGTAGACAATTACGTCGAAGGAACGCATCTTTTATTTTAATTTAATAGGAGATGAACAATGACACCTTTAACTCTAATCTATAGAGGCATTCGAGTAAATCCATCTAAATCAACTAAAACTGTCAAACCTGGTTCTTTGGTTTATCGTGGAGTATCCTACTCAAACTAATGAGGAAAGATAAAAAGGGGCCTGCGGGCCCTTTTTTTGTTGTATAAATAAT